AATCGGCGGGTCCGTAGACGGTGCGGAACAGGCCCGGCACGCCCATCGGGAACAGATGACACTTGTTGGTGTCGACGCCGACACTGCCGCCGCCCCGGTAGTTGGCCCAGGTGATGCCGCCGAAGTCGAAGGAGCCGTGAAGGCCGCCAGCGCCCGGATTGATGTAGGCCCCGCGCAGGCTCGCCGCATCGGCATAGCCCTTGTAGGTGTCGCGCACCTCCTTGTGGGCGATAAGGTCGTCGAAGAAGGTATCACCGCACAGCGCCGTGATGCCGGTGTAGGGGATCCCGTCCAGGGTCGCCGCCATCTGGCGGATGACGCCCGCACACTTCTTGCGGAGAACACCCTCCCCAGGCGTGGCGTTGTCGAGGTCGAAGTCGATCTCGGCGGCAGGGGTTTCGCCGAACTCGGTGAAGTAGTCGAACAGCACCGCCCCGTCGGCGTCGAGAAGACGGCCGGTCTTCAGGATGTTGATGCGGTGATATTCCTCGGTGAGGGCAAAAAACTGGGAGGCCTCCGCCGCGCGCTCGGCGATCTTGGACTGCAGGCGTTCGACCGCCACTTCCTCGCCAAAGACCCGAACCTGCTGGACCTCGTCGGCATTGATGGCGTCGTCCACCTGGAAGTGCGGAACACGCAGGGTGCGCATGGAGCGCTTGCCCTTGCCGAAGGTCTGGCCCGGGCCGCCGCGGGGGCTTGCCTGGATCAGCATGCCGTTCTGGGCCTTGTCCTTCTCGATGGCGATGTCGAGCGTGTCGATGCTCACCGCCTGGAACAGGCCCATCTGGCCGATGGCGGACGGGACATAGGAGATCTCGCGCAGCGCATCGGTGAGGCGCATGACGCTGAAGGCGTCCTGGGTAAAGATGTTGAGAATGGACATGGATGGATTCCTCCGGGATCAGCGCACGATGACGCCGAGAGTGGCGAGGGCCGTGTTCGCGGCAGCCTTTTCGGCAGGCTGGTCACGGTCGGCATGGTAGGTGAGGCAGTTGCCGTTCACCTCGGCATCGCGAACGATGGCCGAGACGGATACGTCAGATGCCGAGGCGTCCGCGCCGTAAATGGCGATGGCGGCAGGCACCTGGCTGCCGTCCGTGGCGCCCACGGCGCTGGCGACATACTTCCCGCTGGCCGTGATCTTGCCGAGCACGGTGCCGGCGGCGATGATGCCCGCCCCGGACGCGATGGTGATGGCCTCGCGCGAGCGCTGGCCGTTGGCCTCCGAGAGGATGAACTCTCCCGGGTGGCGGGTTTCCATGAGAACGGTCATGTCGGTTGCTCCTCTCAGGCCCGGGCGAAGCGGCGGTTGGCGTTGGCGATGGCCCGCTTCCAGCCTTCTTCAGCACGTGCAGTGGGATTGGGATGTTCAGGGTCACGGGTGGCGCCGAACTCAGGCCCTGCGCTGGCGCGCTGGGCGAGCGCCTCGATGCGGGTCTCCTTCGGGGAGGCAGCGAGGACCTTCTGGGCTTCCGCGACGCTCAGGGCTGTCTCGGTGGCGAGCATCAGGGCCTGTGCCTTGCGGCCTTCGGAGGCTTCGGCGTTCACGATAGCCCGGATCCGGGCCCGTTCCTCGAGCCGGGCGGCGGCGACCGCGTCCTGCAGCTGCGCGGCGGGCTGCGGTGCCGGAGCCTGGAGCCTCGGCGGCTCGGGCGGCGGGCCGGCAACCATCTCTGCAGCGGGGCCTGTGTCTTCTGTGCTCATGGATATCCCTCCTTTGCGAGCGGTGCGCCCGGATGGGCGGGTGGTAGGCATGTTGTTCTGTGACAGAGACGCCAGCACCTCATCGAAACTGGCGATGCGGTCGGCGAGGCCGAGCGTGATGGCCTCTGGGCCGATGAAGGTGCGGGCCTCGGTGGCGCGTGCCATGCCGGCGGTGAGTTTCTGTCCGCGGCCTGCCGCGACCGTGTCGAGAAACTGGCGGTAATGCGCATCGACACTGGCCTGCAGGTCGGCACGAACGGCATCAGAGAGCGGCTCGAATGGGTTGCCGTCGACCTTGTGGCTCCCGGCGAAGATCAACGTTGGTTTCACCCCTTGAGCGGCGAGTTCTCTCGAGCGGTCGGCATGCAGCATGACGACGCCGATCGAGCCGAGGATCGAGGTGGGCGAGATCACGATCTCGTTCGCCGCGCTGGCAAGTCCATAGGCAGCGGAGGCGGCCATGTCGTTGACGAAGGCGGTCACGGGCTTGCTCTGGCGCAGTGAGCGGACCAGGTCGGCCAGAGCTGCCATGCCGGCGGCTTCACCGCCGGGCGAGGAGATGTCGAGCAGGACCGACCGTACCTCCGGGTCTTGCCCTGCCTCCCGCAGCTGCGCTGCGATCCCCTCGTAGCTGGTGAGCCCGGACCGGCTGTCGAGCCAGGCGCCGCGGTTCACCAGCGTATCAAGCACCGGGATAATGGCGACACCGTCAGCGGTGCGAGACATGGATGCCGAGCCGTCAGAACGGCGCGATGAGCCGGTGAAGCGGTTCGCCTCGGTTGGCTCAGCTCCTTCTTCCAGTCTGAATGGATCGGCATCAAGACCGATCCTCCCGCTCAGGGCGCCGAGAATGATCTGGGCTTTCGCCGGGTGAATGAGCAGTGGCGTGTTGAGCAGACGGTCGCTGAGGCGCAGAAGCTGTCCAGGCATCAGTAGCCCCCTGCACGAAGTCCGAAGCGGCGGCGCTGGCCCCCGGTCCGGCTACAAAATGTCTCGAGGCGCGAGAGCTCAGCGCGCAGCATGCTGAGATCGGTCCGGCCGTATTGCACCTTGCGACGCACGCCGTTCCCGGCATCGAACTCGATCACTTCCGGGCGCCTGCCCTCGAGCAGCGCATAATAGGCTTCGCGGATCCGCGGCAGGACTGCGCACGGATCGGCATAATCTGTCACAATGGTCATGGCTGTGAACCGTCCTCGGAAGCTTCCGGAGTGGCAGGATCGCCTTCGATGTCACCGGAAGGATTTGTGATCCCCTGGAACTGGTGATCGGTCAGGCCGTAGGTTTTTCTGAGCGCCTTTTCTCGCGCCCGCTGGGCGTAGACGTCCTCGATGTCGTGGCCGAGGTCCTCCGCGATCGCAGCATCCGTCATGACGCCAAGGCGGCACCAGATCTCGTGGGCCTTGGCCATCTTGAGATCGTCCGCCTGGGGTTTCGGTGCTCCCCGCCAGATGGCGCGGGACGCTGCCGAGCGGTTGGCCAGGAAGCCGTCGAGGCCACCCGGAAACGGAATACCACCCCTGGCGATCTCCTCTTCGAGCCAGGCTTCGTAGACGGCGGTGCAGAAGGGTCCGAGAACATGAGCGCGCCGATAGAGCGTGATCTGGAAGATCTCGCCGGAAGCCATGCGGACGCTTGAATAGGTGGCGTTGGTGTAATCCGCCGTGGCGCTCTCGTAGGTGAGGCCCATGCAGCGGGCGAGTTCGCGCAACAGATGTGCTGCAAAGTCCCGGTAGTCCGAATGCGGGTGCTGGGCGCGGTGAAGCTCGAGCTTCTGACCCGGAAAGAGATGGGCAATCCGGCCATTGATGCCGAGATTGATGGTGGCGTTGTCGTACCAGCCTGATTGGGCCTGGATGTAAGCGTCCCAGGGCGAGATGCCGCTGGCCGAGAGGCGCGCCTGTTCCTGCGGTGTCAGCAGGCCCTGAAGCACGTCCTCGGTCGGCTCATCCGAGGTGATGGAGGCTGCGAACACCGTCTGTAGAATGGCGGCTGTGAGGGTGGCGTCGGACAACTGGTCGAACTGGCGGGCCACCTGTAGCGCCGGCGTCAGCGGCGAGATGCCCCGCACCTGTCCCGGCATGCCGTCGAAGACGTGAATGACCCGCGTTCTGCCGAGATCATCCCGGGCGGTGACGTCATACTCTACCGATCCGACCGAGGGATCCTTCCGGGTCGCAATGTAGCCAACGGGCATGCCGTCGCGGTCCATGCGCACGCCCTGCACGATACGGCGCTGGCTGTCGTTGCGACGCGGGATGCGGTGTGGCGGAACGAGCCTCACCTTGGTGCCGTAGCGGCCACCAGCGCGCTCCCGCCAGGGAAGCTCGGCCCACATCTCGCCGGTGGCGAACCAGGAACGGAAGGCCGCGGCCTGCAAAAGCCCGAAGGACCTCCTGCCCTCGATGTCACATTCATAGGGCTTGTCGGCCCACAGGCTCCAGCGCTGCTCAACCGTCTGCGCCCAGGCCTCGGCATCTGCATTGCTCATGCCGAAGAGATCGTTCTCCGGCATGGCCTTGAGCCGCAGCCCGGTTCCCACGGTATTGGCGACCGCCTGGTCGATGGCGCCCGCCATCCAGCCCGAGTTCTGGATCAGGTCGATCGTGCGCGCCGCGGCAAGGTCCCATGAAGCGCCCACATCATCGGCGGCCTCCCTCAGCGCCGGCCGCCAGCCACCGAACACAACGCCCCGATTGCCGCGCATGAAGTCGCTGCGGACGGGTGGCGCAGCGACGGACCTTGGGCGGGACGGCGCCAGCCAATCCCGCACCCGGTCCATCATGCCCATCAGTTCACCTGTTCAATCGAGACGACAGCCCCGCAAAACGCAAGCGCAGATCGGGCATCGCCGCGGCCGCGAGGGCCGGAACCGATCTTGCCGATGATGTTTCCGCCTCGGGGACGTCCCTAGGGTCGGCTGGCGTTGTGGTATCACCCGTCCGACCTTCGCGCGTCACACCATCCGGAATGCGCTGGACGTTGAGCGAGTAGCCGATCGCCATGGCAAGTGCCTCGCAGTCGAGATAATGGTTGGCCCGCGACTTCTGCACCCACTGCGGCTTGCCCGTGGCGCCATCGACGACGCGCACTTCCGAGACGAGCTGCTTCGCGTAGTCCTCATCAATGTCGTCGGGCACGATGAACGAGCCCGGCTGGTCGAGCGGCGTGCGGATACGTGAGACCAGCAGCGACTTGAAGAAGTCGGTCGACAGCCAGACCAGATCGATGGAGTAGGTCGCCTTCTTGCCGCGCGGCGTCACCTCGATCTTCGACACCCGGTAGGGCGGCGACATGGTCGCCCGGCCCTTGGTGGGCGAGACGAGCCACGGATAGCGCCGCGTGAACTCGTAGACCTTGTGCTCGTCGCCGGCGTCTGGCTTGTTGGGCCGGAAGCCGGAGTCGACGAAGACCCGCTCGATCTGCAGCCCAGCGATGGGCGAGAGCATCAGGTCGGCGAGCGCGTTCCAAACATCGTCGTCATCGGTGGGACCGAAGAGCTGCCCGCGGTCGATGAGCCAGGACCTCCCACGCGCCCCGAACCCGCGGACCGTGTAATAGAGCGACAGCTTCTGCACATCGACGCCCATGCCAAGACGGAGGACGCCATCGGGCATTTCCTTCATCCGGTAAGGCGCGCGCCGCTGCAGGATCTCCTGCCAGTCCAGCGCATCGCGGCCCGCAGCGGGCGTGAAACATTCACCGAAGCCGGCATTGAGCGCTGTCTGCACCTGGTCGGGATCGCCCGACGCAAGGGCGCGGACATAGCGCTCGATCCGTGTGCCCCACGAGACGAAAGGGCTGGCCAGCCCGCTCGCCCAGAAGCTGATCACCGCGTTTTCTGGCGGCTCGCCCAGGACTTCGCCCTGCTCCACCCATTGTCCTGGGGCAACATAAAGTCCCCGGGCATTCATCTCCTGCTTGTCGGCATCCTGGTGCAGCCCGCCGCAATGTGGGCATTCAAGCTGCGCCGCCTTGGCCGCTTCGGCCGGTGTCGCGTTCTCCGGCCAGCGCATCTGCTCGAAGCGCGGCACGAAATACTTGTCGCAGTGCAGGCACGGCCAGCAGAAGTGATGACGCGTTCCCGACTGCCAGAGCTTCCAGATGGCGCTCTCGACCGCGTCGGGCTCTGCTGGCTTCCAGAAGCGCAGGCCACTCCTCTCGTCGAGTTCGGTTTCGATGAGGCCGCGCGAGGGCGTGGACGTGATCGCGGTGACGAAGTCGGCATAGGTTTCGCCGCGGGCTTCGACCAGTCCTAGCGGATCGCCCTGTCCTTTCACATTGGCCAGCATCTCGTCGTACTCATCGACCAGCGCCAATGCGGCCGGACTCGACTTCAAGGCCGCAGACGATCCTGCATGCGCCAGCCGTACCGGCACACCGGCGACGATCTTCAGCGTCTTCTTCATCCGCTTGCCACGAACGACCTTGGCCGACAGCATCTCGGCCTCATCAAGCAGGCTCATAAGCCGCGGCTCGAACTGGTCGGTCAGGAAGTCCCGAATCGGGCCGACGTAAAGGATTGGTGCCGGCCGCTGGTCGAGGCGGGCGCCCATGATATCGAGCAGTCCGTCAGTCTTCCCCATCTGGGCCCCGCACACCATCACCACACGCTTGTGGCTGCCGGCATGGACCGCCCGCTCGACCGGAACGATGTAGGGCGTGATCGCAGGGTCACGCGGCCCCGGAAGCCCTGAGGTCTCGGGATAGATTCTATGTTCGCGCGCCCACTCGTCAGGCGGCAGCTTCGGCGCCGGCCGGAGGATGGCTTCGGCCAGCCTCCAGGCCTTCAGCCTTTTCTGCGGCTCGCTGGGAAAGGCGCGAGAGAATGCCATCGATCTCTGTTTCAACCTTCTGGCGCTCGGCCACGATGCGGGTCAGCCGCGCGGGAAGGCCTGCAAGCTCCGACCTCACCAGGCCCGCCAGCTCCGCCATGTCGTTCAGCGCATCCTCGACCGGGATCAGCTCGCGCGAGCGCTCAGCAATGCGAAGTTCGATCTCCAGCGCCCGCGCATCGCGCACCCGGCTGTCGGCGGCGGACTTGGCCGATCGGCGCTCGTCGTCCTTGAGGTAACGCAGGTATCCCTGCACAGCACCCACGAGTTGCACGAAGCCGCGCTTCTCAGGCCTCGGGATGAAGCCCTGCTTCACCAGCTGCCGGATGCGCTCTTCCGAGATCATCAGCAGCCGCGCCGCCTGACCGATCGGGATTAGACCCGCATGTTCAGCCATGGACCCCGGCCTCCGCCAGAATGATCAGAAACAATAGGATTATAAAGCTATTCCGCTTGTCTTCCGGCGAACATGAAGCATTCATTACCCCAACAACGGAGGCACACGATGCGCAGACCGGCACGGGACACCAGAAAGGCAATCGACGCCTTCATCGCCAGGAAGGCCGAGATCGACGCGATGCTCGCGAGGATCGCGATGCTCAGCGAAAACCACTTCGGCGCCGACCCCGACAAGGTGAACTGGGGCGATGTCGGTACTCTCGAGGACTACGCCCGCCATCTCCGGCGCATCACCGACGCCGCCTTCCGGGAGGGCGAACATGCCGAATGACAGATCTGCGCCTGAGAAGGTCTTCAGCTACGGCGCTGGCATCTTCGGCCGCATGATCGAGTGTTACCGGATCGGCGACGAGTTCTGCCTTTACGGCGTGACCCGCCATGGCAATGCGAGGGTTCTTCCCAGCATCGGCATGGCGCGGGAAGTTGCGGCTTCCGCCCTTCCCTGATCAAGCGATCCACGCAAGCTGCTCCTCCCTGCATGAAGCGCGGGGCTTGGGCTCGTAGGAACCGACAGTCCCGTCGGTCCGCGAACCAGATGGAGTAATCCCCATGACGAAACTCACCGATACCCAGCGCGTCATCCTCAGCGCCGCCTCGCAGCGCACCGACCGCCTCGCCCTGCCGCTTCCCAAGAGCCTGAAGGGCGGCGCCGCTCACAAGGTCATCAACGTATTGATTGAGAAGGGACTCATCAAGGAAGTGAAGGCCAACCGCAAGCTTGGCGACCCCGTCTGGCGTGAAAATGACGACGGCAATGGCCTCACCCTGATCATCACCGAAGCTGGCTTCGCCGCCATCGGCATCGAGGTAGAGCCTCGGAAGATCAAGGCCCAAAAGCAAGACCCAAAGCCCGACCCCACGGAGCGCAAGACCCGCGAGGGCACAAAGCAGGCGCTCGTGATCGAGATGCTGCGCCGCCCCGAGGGGGCGACAATCGCCGAGATTGTCGAAGCAACCAATTGGGCATCTCACACCACGCGCGGCTTCTTCGCAGGAGCACTCAAGAAGAAGCTCGGCCTCACCATCGACTCAGAGAAGATCGAAGGGCGCGGAAGAGTGTATAAGCTGGATACTTAAGCGCCTCTATTTCTGCCGTACTTGGCTTATGCTGCTTTGCGGAGGACCAAATGCGTTTCGTCAGTCCGCAAAGCAGCACTGTCATTTTCGGCTTCGATTCGGCTTGGACGGACGCTCCAAAGGCACCAGGGGCAATCTGCGCCATAGCGTTCGATGATCACGGCCACGTCGAGTTTCATGAACCTCGGTTGGTCTCCTTTGCCGAAGCGCGCGCCTTCATCGAGGCGCTACGACAGGATTTCGCTGTCAGTATCGTCGCACTTGATCAACCAACGATCGTGCCGAATGCGTCAGGAAGTCGCCCAGTCGACAAGGTTGCAGCATCACTGGTTTCGTTCGTGGGTGGAGGCGTCCAGCCGGCCAACCGCAGCAAGATAGGCATGTTCTGTGATGGCGCTCCGATCTGGCCCTTCCTCAAGGAACTCAACGCTATCCAAAATCCCATTGAGGCGCGCGCTGCACGGGCCGGGCATTTTCTCATTGAGGTTTTCCCGGCGCTTGCTCTGCCCTCACTCGAGTGTGGTTTTGCTCAACGGCTTCGCGCTCCGAAGTACAACCCCCAAAACCGCGGAAAATTCCGTCTCGTCGACTGGCGTTCCGTTGCACGCGTCATCCAGGGGACGGCAGAGGAATTTGGCGTGAATGGGCTCGCCAAGTGGGCTCTCCAAATGAGCGCCAACGGTCAGCCCCGGAAAGCTGATCAGGACAGGCTAGACGCTGCACTGTGCGCACTGATTGGTCTGACCTGGCGCGCCGGGCCTGTCACCTCCTCAGCGTTGCTGGGCGACTTGCACAGCGGTTACATGGTTACACCTGTTTCGGACGACACACGGAACAGACTCGAGCGCGCAGCAACGCGGTACAGCGTGCCTTATCGTTGACGCTCCACTCTTAGCCTCGCATCCGAATCATCTCAAACACACGCCGCAAGGCATACGAACGGACGATCGACATGATCGTGAAGACAGCTCCGATCTTCAGGTTCTGCGCTAGCGTCGGCTGCAGCCCGAACATCGGGAACACGATGATCTGCGTGAGCACGGCAAGTCCGTAGCCCACGACAATGTTGGTGACAGACTCCACGAAGGACATCCACCGCGACTGCATCAGGCGGCGTCCTTCGAGTTCGGCTTCCGTGCGACCTTGAGGTCATCGAAGGTCCGGTCCTCGCCATGGAGCACCGCCTTGTCACCAGTGTAGTCCTGCCAGCGCTGGACGATCACGTCGACGTACTTCGGATCGAGTTCCATAAGCCGCGCGGAGCGGCCGGTTCGTTCGGCGGCGATGAGCGTGGTGCCCGAGCCGCCGAACAGGTCGAGGACGATGTCCCGGCTCTTCGAGGAATTGGTGATGGCGCGCTCGACCAGTTCCACCGGCTTCATTGTGGGATGGAGATCGTTGACGCGGGGCTTGTCCACAAACCAGACGTCGCCCTGGTCGCGGGCGCCGCACCAGTAGTGCTGGCTGCCGTCCTTCCAACCGTACAGGATCGGCTCGTACTGGCGCTGGTAGTCCGCCCTCCCCAGTGTGAAGGTGTTCTTGGCCCAGATGATGAAGGTCGACCACTTGCCACCGGCGTCCGTGAAGGCCTTCTGCAGGGTGTGGAGTTCAGAGGAACTCATGCAGATGTAGCAGGCGCCCTTGGTCACCATGAGCAGGTTGACGCAGGTGTCGTAGAGGAACTGGTAGAAGCCCTCGCCCAAGGCGTCGTTGAGGATACGCCGGTCCCTGCCGCGCATCTTGTCCTTTGCCGAGTTCCCGTAGTCGACGTTATAGGGTGGATCGAGCGCGGCCATGTCGGCAAGCTGGCCGCCCATCAGTTTTTCGACAGCCGTCATCACGGTGGAGTCGCCGCAGAGCACGCGGTGGCTACCGAGGATCCAAAGATCGCCCGGTCGGCTCACAGGCTCTGCCGGCACCTCAGGCGCTTCATCTGGATCTGTGAGCCCCTCGATCTGCTCCGCGCCCAGAAGCTTGTCGAGCTCTTCGGAAACGAAACCGGTCAAGGCCAGGTCGAAGTCGTCGAGCTTCAGGTCACCGAATTCGAGCCGCAGCAACTCATCGTCCCACTCGGCGTTCTCATGCGAGCGGTTGTCCATGATGCGGTAGGCTTTGGCCTGGGCAGGCGTGAGGCCCTCGGCTACATGCACTGGCACTGTCGTGAGCCCCAGCGCCTTGGCGGCTTCAAGCCGTGTGTGGCCTACGATGACAATCATCTTCTCGTCGACGACGATGGGCTGGCGGAAGCCGAATTCGGCAATCGACGCCTTCACCGCATCGATGGCGGCGGTATTGTTGCGCGGGTTCCGGGCATAGGGAACCAGCCTCTCCACCGGCATGTCGGTGACGATCATCGGAACCTCATCATGGATGGCGGCTGGCGGAAATTAGAACGGCCTTTGCAGGCCTCGAATCAAAATGACCGAAACCCGCCAAGTTGGAGGCCAGTTCCAATGATTTCGGTGGGTTAGGCCCCGGCGAATCAAAACAAAATGGAAAAATCAAAAGCAGAAAAACGCTCGAAAACCGGGCGGCGGCGGCAGCGCTACTCAGAACCCCGCAATGGGGCTCCTAGCCCCGCCCCCCTACGCAGGACTACGATTGCGCTGGGCACCGCGGAACCCCGCTCCAGTCAGCATCAGTTCTATCAGACGCGCAGACTCCTTCAGCACGCGCGGGTGCTGCTCGATCCAAGCGGCATAGGCTTCATCGCGCAGCATCTCCTTCGGCACGGACGGACCCCACAGCTGCTCGATCGGAAAGCGTGCCTTGCCGGTACGCTTGAAGACCCCGCCACAGTAGCGCTTC